AGCTTGCTAATCCTTTGAAACCAGTGGACTTCTAGCGTGTTAAGCAAAAGTGAATACGAGATTGAATACGACTTTACTTTTAGCTGGAGCGGATGAAATCCATGAACTGGTCAACGACTTCAACACGTTGATTATCATTGATGTGGGTATACATATCAAGGGTGATTTGAACATTATTGTGCCCGAGTCTATCTGAAATGATTTTGGCTGTAACACCAGCTTCAAACAGAAGAGAAGCATGTGTATGCCTAAATCCGTGAGGCGAAATTTTTTTAAGTTCTTTGTGTTTACAAAAGAATCTGCTAAGCTTCACTTTCATAGTTGCGGCTAAAAGCCATCCCCCTATGTCATTCGTAAAAATATAATTCAAATCATGTTTGTAAGGCACACCAGCCTGGAAATATTCTTTTATTTGCTGTCGCTTCCAGAGTTTCAAAACATTCAGGGTTTCATCATCTAAGGTGATAACCCTCTTACTCCTTTTGGTTTTAGGGTCCTGAACAGTTTGTTTTTTGCCAATCACGACAGCCGTGCGAGAAATGCTTAACCGTTTATTTTCAAAGTCAACATCTGACCACATGAGACCGATAGCTTCTCCAGTTCTCAAGCCAGAAAAAGCGAGTAAGTGGAAAAAAGTGTAGTCTACAGGCTTAAAATTTGCTTTGGAAACTTTAAGAAAATCCGTTAGCTCCTGCTTTGTATAGTAGTTTTCTTTGCCCTTTAAGGGTTTATTTTTAGGCTTGATAATCTTATCTAAGGGATTTGACTTAATGATGTCAAGAGAAGTGGCATACTTAAAAATACGGCTAATAACAGAGTAGTAATTGGAATAGAGGACATAGCGATTGCTTAACTTTATAGCAACCTTCTGACAATAAGCGACACTGATTTGCTGAATCTTCATATCTGTGAAATATGAGTCAATCATAACATCAAGTTTCTTCTTAGTGTTCTGATAAGTTGTTGGTTTTACAGTGCTCTTGTAGCTTTCAAGCCATAGCTCAGCAACTTCAGCGAATGTAGGGTTCTGGGAATCTTTATTGTTTGAAAAACCATTTTCTTCAACATCTAAGAGAAGATCACGTTCGACTGCCTTGGCCTCTTTGATGGTTTTAAAACCACGGCGTGTTGTACGTTTTTCTTTTCCAGTCGCTGGATCTATGCCCAGGTAAGTTTGAAAGAGGTATCTAGTCTCTCCTTTTTTTGTAATGTATTTTTTTATCATAAAATGTCCTTTCTTTTCGATTGCTTGCCCGCATAGTTGAAAAGGTGTAGAATTTATGATAAACTATAGTTGTATTTTTTTATCATCTTTTCCATTGCTTGCTTGATGGAAAGTTGAACCCTCACACTCATAGTCGCCAAACTTTGCGAGTGTGAGGATTTTTTTATTTATTATTCAACAAAAAACGGTAACTAAATTTATAGTTACCGTTTCTGCGTGGCAGCTTGTGCCAATCGGATTATTTGCACTAGGATTTCTCCTAGGTTGGTAACTATATATTATCAAATATATTTCATTTTGTCAAAAATGGAAAGTTGAAGCCTCACACTCAAAGTTTTGCGATTTCGAGTGTGAGGTTTTTTTGAGTTGTTTCCATTTTGGAAATAGTTGGGAGCTCCTCAGATCTTAATTAGAAAAGAAAAAGTCAACAATAGAGAATTGCTGACTTTTTCTATAAACCCAATTATGTGAGCCAAGGGCAAACCTTGTTTCTGTATAACAATAGTATCATTATAACTTCAAAAAGTCAATGCATTTTATAAAAATAGATTCAAAAAATTTTTTTATTCTAAATTCGGACTTATTAAATGTAGGAGAGTTCTGTGAATATTTCTCGACAATTAAATTAGCTTCAATTACTCGTCTCTGATTTAGTTCATCAGAACATAATTTTTTATGAAGATAAAATAAGTTGATGATGTCAATGATTTTTGGATAATGGACCAAGGCAAGATTTATCTTCATTGTATTTGCATAAGATTTTGTTTTAGGGTCTGGTTGCTTTATGTGATCAGCACGGTCAAAAAGATTTATTAAAAAAACATTATTATGAGCGCAAGAATTTCTAATATTTTTAATCAATTTGTGTTGAGTAGTATACAGAGGATCTGTTTTTAACTCTGACTTCTTTATATATAAATCAGCAATCGTAGTAAAATCACCATAACTTACAATTTCCAAAAATACCCAAATAGATAAATCTGTTCTTTTTTGAAACATATCTTTTTTATATTTATTTAAGCGAAATTGTTCAATTATATTTGAAAATTTTTCAGGGTATTCATTTTTAAACTCTTCAATTATAGAGTAGCCGTCTTCTTGGTCGTCTTCAGTGAGAAGTGTCATAAACCTTGTTTTTAATGAATGCTCTACATCTAAACACATTAATAATAATAGTTCACGTAACCGAACATCTAAAGAAGCACAAATCGTTAAATCTAAGAAATCTAAGTTATCGTACTTTCCTTTGGAATTTTTAGGGAAGTTTTTTCTGTAACTAGTGATTTTATAGTAGTAACTTCTATTTTTAAGGTAATTGATAAGCTGGTCTTTAGAATAGTTGTTAATAGTAATATTTTTTTCTAAAATTTTTTCATACAAATCTTCAAAATTGGATTTAGGTTTTTCCATTCTTTCCTCCTTTCTACTGCATGCCAACTATTTCCAAAATGGAAACAGTTAGTTTTATTTCTCTCTATACAAATCCACGACTTCACCGATAATTCGGAAGTCTGTGTCTGATGTGATTGGCATATCCTTGTAAGCTGGGTTTAGGCTATGTAGGTAGGCTTGGTCTTCATCAATGACAAGCTGCTTGATATAAGCATCTCCGTCGTAGTTAAACACTCCGATAACACCGTCATTCAAGTCCACGCTGGTCTGAATGAATACCAGGTCGCCGTCGTGATAGTCAGGCTCCATGGAGTCCCCTTTAATGGGGATGACAAAGTCGGCATCGATATCTACTGGCAACTCAATCCGTTCCACTCGTACATCGTTCAAATACTGGCCTGTACCTGCAGAAGCTGGGTGGTCGTAGTAGTCGTAACTGTAGAGCTGAATAGCTTCCGATACTTCGTTTTCCTTCGTTTCTTCTTTGTTTTGACTTTCCAAAAGCTCCTCAGACTTCCGTAGCACGATTTTTTTATTGTCAGTATTTAATTTTCGAGCTGTATTTGTAATTTCTTCTAAAAGGTAGTCTGACGATTGTGCGGTAGAAATCTTGTTTTCGATAAGGTCAGATTTATTTATATTAAAATAGTTTGCCAAAAGTTCAATTTTACCAATACGAGGATAAGTTATTCCTTTCAGCCAGTCGCGAACTGTAGTATATTTTAAATCCAAGTCTGCACATAATGTATTTCTGTCTATCCCTCTTTGATTCATGTAAAAACTTAGATTGTTGGCAAAAATTTCTTTATTTTCGACTTTCATTTCCACCCCTCCTTATATAGTACATTTTACGGCAAAAACGCAAAAAAGTAAAGAATAAAATAAAAAATTGCGAAAAAAAACGCAAAAAATACTTGACATTGCGGTTAAACCGCAGTATAATATAATCAAGCTTAAGGAAGTAACAAAACAAACCGGAGGGAAACACCATGAACACATTAAACGAGAAAGCAATCAACATCTTCAAAGCAAAGGTTGCAGAAACTTTACTTCAAAATACATACGAGGAAGGCTTCCTCTACGGTCAGCTTGAATCATTCTGGAACAACAGCCGTCAGTTCGCTTTCGGATGGACAGAGTTGGCAGAAGAGATCGAACGCCAAGAGCGTTACCTTCTTGATGCTGGTTTCACTCAAGACGAAATCGATGACATTCGCTTTGATGCATCATTCGCAGGAATGATGGACAAAATGAATGTAGCCTGATCGGTAACACCAGGGTTCGACTCCCTGGCAGGCTGTTGCTCATAGAGCGAAAATAAATAGAGGAAGGAGTAGGAAAATGAGACCAAACCGATATCCGTATAGCGGGAAAAAAGGCCATACCTTAATAAAGGCAGACCCTGAATTAGTTGAAAAAGTTTTAAGAAACACTAGTTATCTTGAGAATTTACTAGCTGAACGAGTAAAGAGACTGTAGTTTCTGTACTAAGTTTATGGGCAACAAGAACACTATGGAGAATAGCCTTTCTAATCTCCATGTCGATAGGATACTTTTTGAATACTTCATCTAACAAATCTTCGATAACCGGAATAGCATCGTTGATAATGTCTTGAGAAACTTCAAAAGCGTCTTCTTTAGTTAATTTAGCCATATAGTTTTCCTCCTTTCTGTTGAAATTTTGACTAAAACGGTGAGAGGTCATAGTCAATAATGATTATAACAGGAATAACAGAAAAATACAACATATTAAATATATTTATTTAATAACATATGGTGTTAGAGGTGTACAAATGTGGGAACAATTAAACCGAATAATGCAGGAAAGAAATTTGAATGGTTATCAATTATCTAAGATGTCTGGAGTCAACCGCAGTTTCTTTTCTGATTTGAAAAGTGGAAAGGTGAAATACCTTTCCTGGCCGAACATATGCAAAATTGCTGATGCACTAGAAATCAGCTTAGATGAATTAAGATAAGGAGGTAGGAACGTGCCGAAAATGACATTAAAAACACTAAGAACACTCAAAAACTGGAGACAAAGTGATGCGGCAGCAGCTGTGAATGTATCAGTTGATACTTGGGGGCATTGGGAACGTGGGATAACAGAACCTAGTGTTTCGAAAGCATATCAAATCGCTAGTGTTTTCAATGTATCAGTAGATGATATTATTTTTTTACCTGATATTGCGGTTTAACCGTAACAAAAAAGAAAGAAAGGAGAGAGGGATGATGAGCAGCCTATCAAAAAATTTACTACCAATTCAAAATTTAGAAATTAAGATAGATAGCGACTCTAGTATTCCACGAGTTATTTTGAACGGGATTGATTTTCAAGCAGAAGACATTGGTCTTCAAGGTATCAAGATAATTTGGGAGACAAAGAAAGATGAAGTACCAGAGACACTTATTCAGGTTGATTATATAAATAACCGTGAAGCGCCTCAGATAGTATCTGTCAAACAGTCGTTTAAAAATACTTTACTTAAATAGCTCTGGGTTTGTTACAAGATTAGTAATGATTTGTGAGGCGGTTTGAGATAGAAAGTTTAGAGAAAACACACCTACTTTTTCAGCGACACTCTTGGTTTCTCCCCAAACTTTAGGACTCCTCACTGAATCAAGAAACTGATGCCCTTGGTAAGTCATGCCATGAACAAAGGCAATATACAAAGAATTTGAACCGTCAAAGGTCGGAGACCAATTTATAAAATCAGCTTCTGATAGTAACTTACAGTGATAAACAATAGTATTTATCTCATACTTGCTAGCTCTTTTAAACTTCGAGTTACTAGAGAAAACAAACGGTTCTGGATATTGATGTAATTCTTCAATATCTAGCAAAATATCTCTTACTAGTTCTGGTTCAAATTTCATGTTACACCTCCGAGTTTTATTTACATTATATCAAATTTAGAAAGGAATACTATGAACGAAAAGAAACAAAATAATGATCTCATCAAAGAAATTATTGAGAAACATTTTGAAAATATGGTTGATGATATTTTGGAACACACAGAGACCTACTATGAAGCTTTAGGAGCTATTAGTAGCATCAAAGGAAGCAAGATCCCGAATATGCTTCACTTAGCTGATTGTTTGAGGAAAGCTATCAGAAAACGTGCTATGCAACAAAAAACACCTAATCATCAAAATTAGGTGCTGGAAGATTACGCATTTGAGGAGAATAACAAAAAAGCACCTGACGGAAATCAGGCACATACTAAAATAATTAAAACCATTATATCACAAAAATGCTTGCCCGCATAGTTGAGAGGATGTAGAAAATGGAAGGGATAACGTTACAATTACGATTGGACGGCGAAAGTGCTGAATTGTTCACGAATCAATTATTGGCTTTTGCTGAAAAGCAGGTCAAGGAGCAGTTAGAGAATGATCGCATGCCAATCAATCAACAAACTTTGATGAAGAAGTTCGGCTTTACGCACGGATATGTGAAGCAGTTAGAACGTAAAGGATTAAGATTTCGTAAGCAGGGGAAAGATACTATGTACGATGTCAATGATGTTTATGAGATTTTGGAATTAGAAAAACAAGTACGGAAATTAAGAGCGTAAGGAGAACAAAATGACAGAACCAACTATATCAAGCCAATTACTTGGCTTGGCGGCTATCTTTATCGGGATCTTTATCCTGATGCTACTGACTGCTAAAAATGAAAAATCGGATGAACAAAATGTAGTAGTCATCATTGAAAAAACAGAAGATTTCGGAGAAGTTGCCCGAAGAAACTTGAAAAACTGTGATAGAGGATTCATTTATGATTCCCAACCACCTGTAGGACTGGCTTCATCGCTTGAGGATGTACCACAAGTTTTTAGAGCATGCATCGAAGATTATGACAGACTGGCTCAGGACTACCTGGAAGAAGCAGGTAATAATGATTTTCTAAGAAAGCAAAATGCAGGCCTCTTAGAAGAAAATGGGCGTTTGCTTTATCAGGAAATGACTATGAATTTCCATCAGAATCCAAGAAAATGGAGGGCAAAGACATGAGTGTTAGTCGTGAAATGAGTGAGATGGAAATCCGTGTGTTAAAAATGATCATGAATTGTGCGACTTTCGACCTGCCCATTCAAGCAAATGAAATTCGTATCGAAACCGGACTCTCAAAGCGTAGGCTAGAAGAGGTCATTGAGAGTCTGCGTGTGAATTTTGGTCATCCTATCGTAGCTAAGAAGATGAAGCCGAACGGCTATTACTTGCCACGAAGCGAGGAAGAGCGACAAGCTGGACTTGCTCCTTATCGTCGTCAGATCTTAACTGAGCAAAAGAATCTTGCTGTAGTGATGAATGTGGATTTAGAAAAATATTGGGGGAATAGCGCATGAGTGAAGATTTTAGAATACTACCTCATGACTTAGTAGCCGAGCAGTCGGTTCTGGGTGCAGTCTTTATCTCACCAGAAACAATGGCATCTCTAGCAGACGAATTGACTCCAGATGATTTCTATAAGCCTGCCAACAAGATTGTATTTAAAACTATGTTGTCATTGCTTGAAAAAGGTGAGCCAATTGATGCTACAACTATGGTATCTGCTCTTACCAATCAAGGAGACATCTCAAATATCGGTGGTATAAACTACGTTGTCGAGTTGGTAAATTCAACACCAACTTCAAAAAATGTGGAGCATTATGCCAAACTGGTTAAAGAAAAGGCTACGCTTCGGAAAGTAATTGCTGAACTGTCGGAATCACTTTCTAGTGCATATCAGGGAGATATTTCTATCAATGAAATCATCGAAAAAACTGAAAAATCAATTCTTGATATCAGTAATCAAAATGTTGGAAATGGATTTCGTAATGTGGCCGATATTCTTGATACACATATGCAGATAGTCGAGACTCGCTCGCAGACAGATGGATTCGTGACTGGTCTGTCTACTGGCTTTGTCGGATTAGATAAGATAACAACAGGCCTTCATGAAGGGAATCTTATCATCCTTGCTGCTCGTCCTGCTATGGGTAAGACTGCGCTAGCATTGAACATTGCAAAGCATGTGGCTACGATGGAAAGAAAACCTGCTGTCATTTTCTCGCTTGAAATGGGAGCAGAGGAATTGATTGAGCGCATGGTGGCATCTGAGGGTATGATTCCAGGTTATCATTTGAAGACTGGGAATCTTAGTACAGATGAGTGGAAAAGACTTGTACATGCGCAAAGCAATCTCTATGATGCGCCTATTTTCGTGGATGACACGGCTGGGATTCGGATTTCAGAGATACGATCAAAAGCTAGAAAATTGTCTCAAGAAATGGGCGGTCTAGGCATTATCATCATTGACTACTTGCAGTTGATTACTGGTTCAAAGAGGGAGAATCGTCAGCAGATTGTTTCTGAAATTTCAAGGGAATTGAAGATACTAGCAAAGGATTTGAGGGTTCCTGTCATAGCCTTATCGCAGTTGAGTCGGTCGGTTGAGCAGAGACAGGACAAGCGCCCAATGCTATCAGATTTGCGAGAATCTGGTTCGATTGAGCAAGATGCAGACATTGTAGCTTTCTTGTATCGTGATGCCTATTATCAGAAAGAGCAAGCTGACAGTCAGGAAGCAAATAACGTAACAGAACTGATCCTGGAAAAGAATCGGCATGGTAGTCTAGGGACAGTGAAGTTGTATTTTCACAAAGAATACACAAAATTTTCAAGTGTGGAGGGGTAGAGAATGGCTGAGACTTATTTTAAAAATGAAGTTGAAAAGTTTCAATATTTTCAATTGCCTAAATGGCTCTTTAAGGAGCCTTATAAAAAGTTATCAAACAACGCTAAAATAATGTACGCATTGCTTTATAATCGTTTGGACTTGTCTTTGGAGTCCAAGTGGCATGATCGAAATGGCCAAGTATTTATGTACTTTACAACGGCTGAATTTTGCGAAGAGTTGGGGTGTTCGGAGAAGACGGTGACCAAGATTAAAAAAGAACTTGTGGCATCAGGTTTGTTGAGGGAAGAACGTCAGGGCTTGACTAAGCCAAATCGACTTTATATCCTTGGTCCAAAAATTGTCCAACAAACAATTCCTGAACCGAAGAAATTACCGTCCAGAACCGTAGAAAATACCGCTCTGGATACGCAAGAAGTACAAACAATAAAGACTGATATTAGAAAGACTGATATAGATAATAATAAATTGTCGATTTATAAAGAAATTATCTCATATTTAAATCTTAAAGCAAAAAAGAATTTCAAGATAAATACTGCTAGTCATCAAAAATTTATCAAGGCAAGACTAAAAGAGGGTTATGTCCTTGAAGATTTTAAGAAGGTTGTGGATATTATGGTCGCCAAGTGGAAAGGTACAGAGTATGAACAGTATCTTCAACCACAAACACTTTTTGGTAATAAGATGGACAATTATCTAAACCAACCTATGCCACGAAAAGCTCACTCTTTTCAATCAGCAGTTGATGAAAGGCTAGGATTTTAAATGAAACAGTTTAAACAATTTAGAACTAGAACAGTTCTTGATGATGTCTGTGAAATCCATGGATGCCATCTTTGGTCTGTTAAGATTCCTATTAAGGGCAAGATTGAGGAAATCAGTCAATGTCCCGAGTGTGAGAAAGAGAACATTCGTCTCTTTGAAAAGCAGTTGAATATGGAATCTGAAGTTAAAAGCAAGCTATCGGACACTTATGAGGTCTTTGCTCGCGATAGTATCGTTTCAACTAAGCTGGCCAGCAAGTCACTACATGACTATGAGATTCAGGTTGATATTGATGAAAAGGCTATGAATTTTGTGAAGCGATTGGAACGTGAGTATGCCAAAGGTACAGTTGGGAATGCCATCATCACAGGACCTTCTGGTGTTGGTAAGAGTCATCTGACTTATGGATTAGCTCGGTTTCTCAATGAGCAGTTCAAGTCTTATGATGAACCTAAAAGCGTGCTCTTTGTTTCAGTTGTGACTTTGTTTGACAAAATTCGTGAGAGCTTTGAGTTTGACAATGGCTATTCAGAAGCTAAGATGGTTAAGTTGCTATCAGAAGTAGACTTCCTATTTTTAGATGATCTTGGGAAAGAAAGTCGTAAAGCTGATACAAAGCGAAATGAATGGGCACATCAAATTTTATTCAAGATTTTGGATAATCGAACAAATACCATCATCAATACGAATTTGAGCAGTGAAGAGATTAAAGAGCTTTATTCTGATGATTTTGGGAATGGTGCTCTCTCTAGTCGAATTTTTGAAGGAGCAACAGGAAAATGTTTTGTATATCCAGCTGGGATGAAGGATAGGAGGTATTGATTATCAAAAGAATGGTAGTCTGGGCACTTTTTGATAGTGGGAATGGTTCTTACTTCAAGGGTGCTAACTCTCTGAATAGTTCGGGGGGGGCGAATATTGAAATCTATTCAATCGGAATGGATATAGAAAACAAGAACAATCATTTTACAAATCTGGACCTTGCTGATTACAAACGTTTATTTGGAGATAACACGCTCTTTGACGTGTTAGACAAATTACCAAAACCTGATCTTATAATAGCTAGTCCACCATGTGAGAGTTGGTCAAATGCTTCTGCAATGGAAAATGGGAATGCGTGTTGGAAACGCAATGATGTCTCTGATAGCTTATTTGCTCCACAAGTAAGACCTTCACCGTTCACGATCAGGGCAAATCAGGATTACGAGTCAGCCTATATAAATTATCAGTACGACAGGCAATTTTTAAAAAGGGTCAATGGCGAGCTAACAGCTTTCAACACAATAGAAATCATAAAAAGATATAGACCACAATTTTGGGTTATTGAGAATCCAGCAGCTGACAGACTGTGGCCCTACATTGAGGATATTATTGGATTCAGAATTCCATACAAAAACTTAGCTAGATACAATAATTATGATTATCCCTTACAAAAACGGACGATTTTTGGAAGCAATATTGAACTTAATCTTAAAAATAAAATTATCAAGCAGGATATCGAGTGGAAAAACTTCTCAAAATCATACAACGAGAGATCTAATATACCTGAAAAATTGGTGTCAGAAATTTTCGAAAAAATCTACAAGGAGTTTTGCAAAAATGATTGAGCTCTACTTCACTTATAACGGTCACCGAAAGATGCTCATTGGGCGTTTTACACACATACATAGTGCAATCAATGAACTAAAGAAACATCAGGCTAGTTACTCAGCAATCAGTCATCCACGATTTCGGAAAAGCATGAGTGGTGAGAACATCAGGATTGACTACGGAGCAGTTGATTGCTACTACTTGATTACGAAGAAAAGAGAGGAAAAATAAGATGAATACAAAAATGAATTTGGAAGAAAAGGTTCAACAGTGGTTTGTTGACAGAAATCTACATGAAGCAAATCCTGTCAAACAGTTCTTGAAGCTCATGGAAGAGTCAGGAGAATTGTTTGAGGGTATCGCAAAGGATAAATCTGAACTGATTTACGATGCGCTCGGAGACATCCAGGTAGTTTTGATTGGACTTGATCAACAGATTAAGAATGGTGCTCAGATTTCAGCCAATCAACAGGAACTTGAATTGCTGCTGATGGTTTCTAGTTTAGGGAACATCGCTCAAAAACTATACGCTCATATCTGCCACAACGAGACACAAATTCCGTTAATCAAAGCAGACTTGATGTTTCTTGACAGCGTGGTTAGTACGGTTTCATTTTGTAATGGAACTACAGCTGAGAATTGTTTAGAAGAAGCTTATGAAGTCATCAAGGACCGCAAAGGAAAGATGATTGACGGGGTGTTTGTGAAGGAGGAGGATTTGGGATGATGCTGAAATATAGAGCATGGTATGTGTTAGCAGAAGAAATGATTAATGAAATACTGATGATTTCATTTGTCAGAAAGGAAATCATAGGGAAGTTTAGCGATGGCTCTACATCAGTTCCGTTGAAATTTGAAGATAAGCGAAATGGAGAGCAAGATGAATAGAAGGATTAAAAAGAAGAAAGCTAAACAACTTGCTCAGAAGAAACAAATAGAATTAGAAAATAAGCTTAGAAAGTTAAGTCAGGAAGAAATTGAAGTTTTATCTAGAATGATTAAGCAGATAGTTTCTGACATCAGTAAGGCTTTTTCTAAAATGTTCGATAGCTTATTTAATTATTTAGAAAATTCGGAGGTAAAATTTGAAGAAATTGAGCGACGAAGACCTCAAAACATTGGACAGAGAACTTTTCAAATTCCAAAACATTCAACGTACAATAGATTTGAGAAGACTAGAATTAGAAACTCGAAACCCAGATGCTCAGAGTGGTCCCGGCGTAGGAATAAGCAAACCTACCGAAACAATCGCAATCAGAATCGCAGATGATCCAACATTAAAATTTCTAGAAGGGTTCAAAGCTATTATTAACAAACTCCTGATCAATCTAGTTGATGAAGACAAAGAAATCTTTAATTTACGTTGGAAATATCCTCAACTTAGATGGGAAGAAATAGCAGAACAGAAATTCATGAGCAAAGCTACAATTTATAGAAGGAGGAGAATTATCTTAGAACAGTACGCTATACTGAAAGGTGAGTTGTAAACAAGAATGAGACAAAAGACATCTTGAAGTCTCACAAAAAAAGGTTTATTATGATAGCATGAACTTCTGAAACAAAAACACACATCACACTTTAGGAGTCATCCTTAATTCTAGTCAGAAAAGTTGTCCAACAGAAGTATCGTCAAGAGTCAGCAAATGCTGGCTTTTTGTTTTGTGGAAAGGAGGTAGAATATGGAATTTGTATCACCGATAAAAGATAATGATGACATTCAGGCAATGAAAGATTATCTCAAAGAGTGGAATGAGATGTATTATATGCTATTCATTACAGGCCTGAATACTGGCTTGCGAGTCGGAGATATACTTACCTTGAAAGTTAAAGATGTTCAAGGTTGGCACATCAAACTGAGAGAACGGAAGACTGGCAAGCAGATAACAAGACGGATGACAAAAGAGCTCAAGAAAGAAATGAGGAGATATGTCGAGGGCAAACCTTTCCATCATTTCTTATTCAAGAGTAGGCAAGGTCAGAATAAAGCAATCACTCGTGAGCGAGCCTATCAAATCATACATGAAGCAGCTGAAGAACTTGGCATTGATAATGTTGGCACACACACAATGCGCAAGACGTTCGGCTATAAATATTACAACAAGACAAAGGACGTAGGAACATTACAGAAAATGTTCAATCACTCATCACCTGCAATAACCTTGAGATACATAGGAATAGAACAAGCAGAGCTTGATGATGCTTTACGGAACTTTGTCATTTAATTTTTTTTAGATATTACTTTCACATAATGAGTTAAGCATAAACTGAAAAAATGAAACTCTTTAAAACCCATGCCTAGTAAGGATTTGAGATTTAGAGTGAGTTTAACAAAATATAAGATATGTGAAAGTGAGAGGTAAAATTGGTATAGATGGAGGATGAAACATTGGGATTATTTTTAGGATATCTAGTTGTCTATTTTTTAACCTTAATTTTTTTAGTCGTTCTTTTTGATTGGGGGAAAAGTGATGTATTAAAGTTAGTTGAGAATGGATTGATATTTCTTTTCTTACCACTCGTATTTGTTTTTGTATCGGCCTATGATTTTATAAACAAAATAAAATGAGACAAAAGACATCTTGAAGTCTCACAAAAAAAGGTTTATTATGGTAGCATGGTTTTCTTGTATGAGAGGGGATAGGCCACTGGCCTGTCCCTTTTAGTATTGGAAAGGAGGTTTGAGATGTACAACAAACCTATCAGACCATCCTTGAAATCTAAGAAGTGGGATAAGTTCCGTGATAGGATAATGCGTAAGCATGATTATCTTTGCCAAGAAAGTTTGCGTTACGGAATTTCTGTTCAAGCAGAAATGGTTCACCATATCTTTCCTGTATCTGAATATCCTGAACTTGAATTCGTTGAATGGAATTGTTTGCCGTTGACGAATAAGAAACACAATACGTTTCACGATAGAGTGAACGATAGAGTAATCAATCAAGGACTGTATTGGCAGAAAAAAAGAAAAAAAGAATTTTTAAATTTTTTCAAAAATGAAAAATGAAAATTTTTAGTCCCCCCTCTTTTTGAAAAATCATTTTGGCCAGTAGGGTACCGGTGAAGGGAACTTTTTCCAAGTCGGGGGCCTTCAAACAAAAAGGGGGTAAAAACTAAGCGATTTTGACGAAAGGAGGCAGTTTTTGGCTAAACCAATTACAGCAAAGTCGATCAAGTCAAAAGTGGTCAAGCAGATGAAAGACTTGGGCACTTATCGGAAAGAGTTCGAAATGATCATTGACATTTTCGCAGGTATGTTATACCAGTATCAGAAACTTGCTCAAGATTATGCTGACATGGGTTATCCAGTAACAGACACCTACGTCAATAAGGCTGGTGCAGAGAATGAGCGTAAAGTTCCAATCTTGACAGCGATGGAAATTTTGAGGAAAGACATCCTCAGCTACTCTAATCAGTTGATGATGAATCCTAAGTCGCTTGGTGAGGTAGTAGAACAAGAGGGTGAGTCAGTTCTTACTGAGGTCCTGAAGTTCAAGAACGAAATCAAGAAGAAGCGAGTGACTGGCAATGGGTAATCTTGATAAAGCGAAAGAGTATGCTCGGCACGTCATTTCTCACAGAGAGGAACATTGCGAGGAGAACATTCTTGCAGCTGAACGTTTCTTGCGTGATCTTGAAAATCCTAAGTTTGAAATGGATGAGGAAATCGTTGATTTTGTTGTTCACTTCATCGAGAATACGATAGTCCATCAGCAGGGTGATGATATGTTTGCGGTGTCTATCCGTAACAAGCCATTACTCTTGCAACCCTGGCAACACTTTGTGGTTGTTAATCTATTTGGATTCTACTACAAGGGGTCAAACGAGCGCAGGTTCAAAGAAGCGCTTATCATGCTTGCTCGGAAGAATGGTAAGACCTCATTTACTGCTGCAATCGCACTTGCTTATCAGATTCTGGACACAGATAGCGGTTCAAAATGCTACATCGTGGCCAACTCAGTTAAGCAAGCGATGGAAGCCTTTGGATTCTTAAAATTCAATGTAGAGCGATGGAATGACAAGAACATTCGTATCAAGGATAACAACCAGGAACACTCAATCACTGCCAATTTTGGTAATGAGGGTTCATTCTTCATTCAGGCATTGGCCAACGATGAAAGCCGTTTGGACTCATTGAACGGTAACGTAATTATCCTAGACGAAGCTCACACGATGAGAAACAGCAAGAAGTACGGTCTTATGAAGAAAACAATGTCAGCATACCGAAACAGTATGCTTTTTGTTATCTCTACGGCTGGTGATATTCCTACTGGTTTCCTTGCTAACCGTCTGAAATATTGTCAAAAGGTCCTTAAGCAATTGGTCAAGGATGATTCCTTGTTTATGTTTATCTGCAAAGCTGACCAGTCAACAGATGGAGATGTCGGTGATTACCTAGACGAGAATGTGCTTAAGAAAGCCAACCCATCGTGTGGTGTGACGGTATCGCTCAAAGCTCTGAGAGAAGAAGCTGAACAAGCTATGAATGATCCACAGACAAGAAATGAGTTTTTCAACAAGACTTTGAATGTATTCACAAACTCTATGAATGCTTACTTCAATCCTGATGAGTTCATCGCTTCAGATAGTCAATACGATTGGACCCTAGAAGAGCTGGCACGTTTACCAATCCAATGGTACGGTGGTGCTGACTTGTCAAGATTGCACGACTTGACCGCAGCTGCTCTTTATGGGGTTTACCATGATGGTGAGAAAGATGTTGATATTTGCATCACACACGCTTTCTTTCCTCGTGTCAATGCTCAAAAGAAAGCCAATGACGATGGCATTCCACTTTTTGGGTGGCAGTCTGATGGCTGGCTAACTATGAGCAATACTCCGACCGTTCTCTATGATGATATTGTCAAATGGTTTATCAAGATGAGAGAGAAAGGGTTCAAGATTGCTGCTGTCGGAATGGATAGGAAGTTTGGTCGTGAGTTCCTGACGAAGATGAAACAAGCTCGGTTCAAGATGATTGACCAACCTCAGTTTTTCTATCTAAAATCAGAGGGATTCAGACGGATTGAGTTCAAAGTTAAGAATAAAGAGTTTTACTATCTTCATTCTGATGCTTACGAATACTGTGTGAGCAATGTTAGAGCAATTGAAAAGGTGGATGATGCTGTGCAATATGAAAAATTAGATGGTGACGGTGGTACTGCAAGAATTGACTTGTTCGATGCCAGCGTTTTTGCCTGCATTCAGGCTCTTGCTAATCTTGGTAAGAATCAGAATGTCATGAGCTTCTTTGATTAGAGAAAGGAGGTGAGGAAAGATGGGGCTTTTAGATAGATTTTTGAAACGTAGCAAGAGTCGAAGCGGAACGAATGTTATCACTCATTCAGATTTTGGGCTTTATATCGACGGTGATAGCTATGTGCCACTGGCTCGCAATCCTGATGTGATTGCTGCGGTCAACAAGATTGCTGACATGGTATCTAACATGACCATTCACTTGATGGAGAATACCGACAAGGGAGACATACGGGTTAAAGATGGACTAGCTCGGAAGATTGATGTAAATCCATGCGAAAACATGACTCGCAAGACTTGGATTTTCAAGATTGTGCGTGACTTACTGTTGTTCGGCGATGGGAACTCTGTTCTTCATGTTGAGTATGATCCTGTGAATGATTACATTTTGAACCTGAGACCATTCTCTATGAGTGAAGTATCGTTCAAGAGTGACGATGTTGGTTATGTTGTGAATTATCGTGGCATTGACTACAACTCAAGCGAAATCGTGCACTTTGTAATCAATCCTGATCCAGATAATCCATTTGTAGGGACTGGATATAGGCTTGCTTTGAGGGATATTGTTAGGAATTTAAACCTTGCAACTCAAATCAAAAAAGGCTTTATGAATGGCAAGAACGTTCCTAGCTTGATTGTTAAGGTTGATTCTTCGAATGGAGAATTGGGCACGCAAGAGGGGCGAGACAAGGTCGCTAAGAAATACTTAACAACAAGTCAGGCAGGTGAGCCGTGGATTATTCCTGATGCTTTGTTGAGTGTCGAACAGGTTAAGCCACTCAGCTTAAAAGATATCGCTATCAATGAATCTGTTGAAATTGACAAGAAAACAGTTGCTGGACTTTTGGGAGTTCCAGCTTTTATTTTGGGAGTTGGAAGTTTCGACAAAGAAGAATACAACAACTTTGTCAATACAACAGTTATGAGTATTGCTAATACAATTACTCAGACCTTAACTAGAGATTTACTAGTTTCAAATAATCGGTATTTCAAACTTAATGCTCGCTCTCTTTATTCGTATGACATTACAGAATTGTCATCAGTAGCTAAACAGATGACCCAAAATATGGCAATGCGTCGAAACGAGTGGAGAGATTGGCTTGGGATGCCACCAGATCCTGATATGGATGAGCTCCTTGCTCTTGAAAATTATCTACCGCAAGACAGACTTGGGGACCAGAAGAAACTGAAAGGGGGTGAGGAAGAGAATGAACAAACGGAATAGTTATCGTACTGCTCAGTTCAAGACACGAGAAGAAAGTGATACTGGTGATTTGATTTTGAGTGGGTACTTTATCAAGTTTGATGAAGTTACTGAACTATGGCCAGGTTACTTTGAGGTAATCAAGCGTGAAGGTGTTGAAAAAGCCATCAAAGGAGCTGACATCAGGGCATTGTTTAACCATGATGATAGTTTAGTGCTTGGTCGGACTGGTAACAGGACGGTCATTTTGGGAGTTGATGAAATCGGGCTTTACGGCGATATCATCATCAACAAAGATGATCCGCAAGCTGTTGGGGCCTATGCTCGTGTTCAGCGTGGCGATGTAATTGGATGTAGCTTTGGTTTCATCCCAATTAAAATCAATACGGAAGAGCAAGCAGATGGTTCGTACCTGGACACTATCTTGGAATTAGAAATCTTTGAAGTGAGTCCATGTACTTTCCCAGCTTATCCACAAACGGAAATTGCTGCACGACAGAAAGACTTTGAAAGTCAACAGCGTGCCAATCGTGAAGCGCTGGACAAGCGCAAGAAAGAAATTAAGGAGAAATTTAATCTATGCACAAATCATTGATTTTAGGCGCTCGTATGCGCAACAAAGCAGACAAAGTGGTAGAGCTTGAACAATCAATCGAAGAATTGAACAAACGCTCTGAACTTGAAGCGAAGAAATTGGAACAAGCTGGAAATGATGAAGAAGTTTCAACAGTTGAAAAGAACCTGGAAGACATCCAAAAAGAATTGGATGAAAAATTGGCAGAAAAAGAACAACTTGAAAAAGAAATCGAAGATTTGCAAAATCAAGTTGAAGAATTGAATCGCAAAGCCCCGACTTACCCAAGTCAAGAAAAACGTGGAGGACAGAAATTGGAACAACGTGACGCAGTACTAGAATTCATCCGCTCTCGTGGACAAAAACGCACAGGTGTTAAAACAACAGATGTAGGAGCGATTATTCCGAAAGAGGTTTTGGAACCACAAAAAACACCTGAACGTCAGAACCCGCTGCTTAATCTAATCCATATTGTAAAAGTAACAAGTGGATCAGGCACTTATCCAGTCATGAAGAAATCAAATCGTAAGATGACAGAGGTTGGTGAACTTGAAGAAAATCCAGAATTAGGAAAAACAAAAATCACGGATGTTGATTATAAAATCAAGACTTATCGTGGTGAACTTCCTATCTCTCGTGAAGCGATTGAAGATGCACAATATGATCTTATTGGAATCCTACAAGAAGACATCCAAGACCAAGATGAACAAACAAAATTGGCAATTGTTGCGGATGTTCTGAAAACTGCAAAAGTTGTAAATGCTAGCGGTTATGATGGACTTAAAGATATTTTAAATACTAAGATTTCATCTGTTTATAAAAAATCTCTTGTTGTTACTGACTCTATGTTCAACGCATTGGATAAAGTTAAGGACAAGGATGGCCGCTACATGCTTCAACCTGACATCACTTCGCCAACGGGCTATTCATTCTCTGGAAAAACTATCTACCCTGTTGATGATACTCTTTTGGGTCAAGAAGGAGAAATGAAGTACTTTATCGGAGATGTTGAATACTTCCTTACATTGTTTGACCGTATGCAATTGAGTGTGAATTGGGAAGATAACCATCGCTTCGGTAAGAACCTAGCTTCATATCTTCGTTTTGACATCAAGAAGACTGATGAAGATGCTGGGGTTTTCGGAACATACACTGATGTTGTAGCTTAAGGAGGTAGCGTATGAGCTATAAAGTAATCCGTCCTTTCAAGGACTTGTCTGATCCTGAAAATCATGACTATGCTGTTGGCGATATCTTTCCTCGTGAAGGATATGAGCCTACAGATAGCTTTACCAATGGCCTTTTGACTGGTGCCAACACTGCTGGCTCTATCTTCATTGAGGTTTTGGGAGATGATGAACCTAAGAAACCAGCTCCTGAAGCAAAAGAAGTTAAGCAAGAGCCCGCAGTTGAGCAGGAAGAAACAGTTGAGGAAACTGCTGAAGAGCCTGCTAAGGAAGTTGAGGAGTAAACATGAACGAAGGTCAGCTTTTAGAATTGCTGAAGCTTAAGCTGGGTATTTCAACCAGCTTGAGAGACAAGCCGTTAAAAAAAATCATTTCAAGTGTCATCACTGAATTGACCGATAACCTCGGTATCGAGCTTGTTGGTGAGCGTGCTGACCATGAAATGTTTATCGTTGACTATGCTGCTTATCGCTATGAGGGTGGGGTGGATATGCCACGTCACCTTCAATGGCGACTGCATAATTTACAGATAGCATCAAAGAAAGAGGTCAAGAATGTGGAATCATGAAATCACGCTGATCTCTAAAAAAGTCACAGGTAAGGATAAACTACTACAACCAATTTCTGAAAATGTCGAAGTTACTCTCTTATGTCGCAAAAAGAGGGTTACTCGCTCTGAATTTTATCAGGCAAACCAAGCTGGTTTAAAGCCGAGCTTGGTTGTTGAGATTCGAAATTTTGAGTATGAGAATCAAGAGTTTGCGAAGTTCGAAGGCAAGCAATATCGCATTTTGAAAACCTATCCTATCGATTCTGAAATTTTAGAGTTGACTTTATCAGAGGTATTAAAATGAGTAATGACCTTGCTGATTTGATAGCGAAAGAGCTTGCTGCTTATTCTGATGAGGTTACTGAAGAAGTGGATAAGATTGCAGAGCAAGTGGCTGATGAGACTGTGGATGAGTTGAAAGAGACAAGTCCGAAACGGTACGGAAAGTATCGTAGAAGTTGGAAAAAGAAGAAGTTGGCCAATGGCTCTTTCGTAGTGTTCAACGCAGTTGCAAGTCTTACTCACATATTGGAGAACGGGCACCTTTCAAGAAATGGTGGTCGCGTCGCTGGTATCGTCCACATCAAGCCAGCTGAAGAAAAAGCGATTCAGAACTTTGAGAAGCGTATCAAGGAGATTGGGAAATGAAGCTATCAGACTTTGCTGCTATTTTGGAACAGATAAACTTACCTGTCACTTATCGAGCGTTTAAAATTGGGAACGCTCCTGACCTACCTTACCTGGTCTATTATGAATCGAGTCCAGCCATCAATGGAGCTGATAACACGGTTAATCATCAGATTAAGAGCGTGACAGTTGAGCTGGCTTTTGAGAATAAGGATGAAGATTTGGAAGAACGTCTGGAAGAGCTGTGGACAACCCACGAGCTCTTTTTCGATGTTCAAGAAGAAACATTTATCGAGACTGAAAGACTCTATGTCAAGTCTTATACGGTCTATCTATATTAAGGAGGAATGACATGACTCAAGAAAATAAAGTAACCTTTGGTTTAAAAAATGTTCACGTTGCGCCAATTAAATCAATCGGCGCCGATGGAGTGATTGCTTACGATGAAATTTTCCGTTTTCCTGGTGCAATGGAATTAACATTGGATCCAAAGGGTGAATCAACACCAATCAAAGCAGACGATATCGATTATCACTTCATGAACTCAAACGAAGGGTATGAGGGGAAATTCAAAATCTCTCACATTATTGAAATGTTTGCGACTAAGATTTTGGGTGAAATCAAAGATGCTCAGACAGGTGTTTTGACTGAAAAAGCTGATGCAGAATTCACATCATTTGCCTTGATGTTTGAATTTTCAGGGGACAAGAATAAAACACGTCACATCCTTTACTACTGTTCAGCGAGCCGTCCAGGCAATGGCTCAAAAACCAAAAATGGTACAAATGTCAACGAGCGTGAACTTGGCTTTAAGGCAAGTCCTCGTCCTCTGGATTCAGTTGTTAAACGTTCTATCACGTCAGCTGATAATAAAGAAATTTATGACAACTGGTTCAAGAAAGTGTATGAGCCTACTGCGGTTGCAGCTTAAGGAGAAAATCTATGCGTAAAATCGTTTTGGTTGGTGATCAGGAGTATGAGTTAGGCACTAACGGCTATACTCCTATCGCCTACAAGCAACAATTTGGAAAAGATTATTTTCAAGATTTGTTCTCGATGTTGAAAAATCAATCATTCATGACTGAATTGAACAAGCTGGAAACTGACAAGGAGTTGACAGCGACTAATATTGATATTTCGATGTTGTCAGATTTTGACATGACCTTTTTCAACCGTCTTTTTTGGACCTTTGCTAAATCTGCAAACCCTCAAATCAAGCCTTATGAACAATTCTTCATGGAAATGGAAGTCTTTCCGATTCAGGAAGTTGGGCCCGTGCTGATGGAAATGCTGAATGCGAGCATGACGACAAAAAAGCACCAGATGAATCAGAATCAGCTAGCGAAGAAATCTTCACAGTAGAATCCTATCTGTCCTGCTGTAAAGAAACTGGGTTGTCTATTGATGATCTAAAGCATATCTCAATCGGAATGGCTCTGGATTATCAGACGGATTATGTGAATTTACGGAGCGAGGACAAAGGTGGCGAACGGAAGGCCACGCAAGCTGATTTTGACAGTTTTTAAAGAAAAAATGAGTGCTGAGAGAGCGATTCTGAGGTCAAGTTCATTGCCCTAACTGCATTATCAGTCGTAGAAGTTCTCTCAGCGATTTTCTATTTTTTGTGAAAGGAGGAAATATGGCAGGAAATATCAAAGGTATCAAAATTGAAATTGATGGCGACACGCAGCCCTTACAGAAGGCGCTGAAAAATGTCAATAAGGCTGCTACCGATGCGAGTCAGGAGTTGAGACAGATTGACAAGGCCTTGAAATTTGATACAGGAAACGTAACGTTACTGACTCAGAAGCAAGAAGTCTTACAAAAGCAAGTTTCGACGACCAAAGAGAAACTGGAAACTTTAAGACAAGCTCAGTCTCAGGTGGAACAGCAGTTCAAAAATGGTGATATTGGTGCTGATCAGTACCGTGCTTTCCAACGTGAAGTCGAAGTTACTCAAAACGTCCTGAAGAGCTATGAAGGTAAACTAGCAAACGTCAACCAGGCACTTGCTGAGAATGGGAGTGCTACTCAGAACAACAAGAACCAATTAAAAGAATTGCAAAATGAGCAAAAGCAACTGGCTAGCGAGAATGAAAGAGTAGTCAGTTCATTCAAATTGCAAGAAAGTCAGCTAGGAGCTAACGCAAGTGAAGCTGACAAATTGGCGCTTGCTGAGAAAAGGATTGGAGCTCAATCTGATATTGTTGCTCGGCAGATTGAAAACCTAGAAAAGCAACTAGCTCTTACAAAGCAAGAGTATGGTGAAAATTCAGCTGAAGCCAATAAAATGGAAACCCAGTTGAATCAAGCTAAAACAGCTTACTCGAATCTCTCTCAAGAGATGAATAATCTTGGGAGTGCTGGGAAACAAGCGAGCGGAACCTTAAGCGAGACAAACAATCTCTTAAAAGCTGAATTGCTCAATCAATTTTCTGAAAAGCTATCAGATATCAGTCAAAAGTTGGTTGATTTTGGAAAGAGTGCTCTTGAAGCCTTTCGTCAAGTTGACGAAGGTATGGACATCATTGTTACTAAAACTGGTGCTGGTGGTGAAGCACTTGAAGGAATGCAAAAAATCGCAAATGATATTGCGACAGAGTTACCGACGGACTTCTCAACTGTCGGGAATGCCGTGGGAGAAGTCAACACACAATTTCAATTGACCGGAGAAGCATTGAAAAACGCTTCAGAGGACGTTATCAAATTTGCAGAAATAAATGGTTCTGATGTAACTAATGCGACCATACAATCGAAACAAGCGTTGGAAGCTTATGGATTGTCTGTCGAAAATTTATCTACTGTTTTAGATTCGACCACTTTTGTGGCTCAAGCTACAGGTGTTTCGGTAGATGACTTGATGAAGAAGGCAACTGACGGTGCACCTCAAATTAAGTTGCTAGGTCTAAGTTTTGAAGAAGCGGTCACCCTTATTGGCCAATTGGAGCAACATGGTGTTGATTCATCTGCTGCATTGTCTGGTTTGACAAAGGCTGCAGGAGCTTATGCCAAAAAAGGCAAATCTATGACAGAGGGTTTGAAAGAAACCATCGATTCTATCAAAAATAGTAAGAGTGAGACAGAAGCTCTTAGCACTGCGATGGAAATTTTTGGAGCAAAAAAAGCTCCTCAAATGGTTGACGCAATCAAACGTGGAGCACTAAGTTTTGAAGAATTAGGCTATACATCCCAAGTATCAGCCGGACTAGTATCCTCAACATACGAATCTACGCTTGATCCTATTGACAAATTTAAGACAGCTCAAAATTCAGCTACTTTGGCCATGTCTGAACTAGGCGCTGCGATTGCAGAAGTCTTGGCTCCTGTTTTTGAAATGCTAGGGAATATCGTCAAGGGCTTTGCTGAATGGTTTGGTGGCTTACCTGGGCCCGTTAAAGAATTTGTAGTGGTTATGGGAACCGTCGTAGCTATTGTAGGTGTAATTGTCCCTATATTTTTAACACTGCAAGCGGCCGCAACTGCTTTGGAAATTTCGATTGGTGCAATGATCACAGCTGCTCTCCCAATTATTGGGACAGCTTTAGCTATTGCTGCTGCTGTTGCAGGAGTAGTAATCGCTTTAAGATATCTCTGGGATACAAACGAAGGTTTTCGTGAAGTCGTTACAACCGTCTGGAATGCGATTCTTGAAGTTATCAATGCAGTCGTGTCAGAGATTTCTAGTTTTGTCATGAGCATATTTGGAACAGTTGTTACTTGGTGGACGGAGAACCAGGAACTTATTAGGGCAAGTGCTGAGACTGTTTGGAATGCCATTTCAACAGTTATTGACACGGTCATGACGTACATAGGTCCACTCATTCAAGCCACATGGGATAATATCCAACTTGTCATTACAACAGCTTGGGAAATCATCAAGACCGTTGTTGAGACTGCAATCAATGTTGTCCTTGGTGTTATCCAAGCAGTTATGCAGATCATCACTGGTGATTGGTCAGGCGCTTGGGAAACCATCAAGGGAGTATTCTCTACTGTATGGCAAGCTATTCAAAGCATTATTCAGACCATTTTATCAGCTATCCAGAGTTACATTTCAAATATTCTCAACGGTATTTCAGGAACTGTATCAAATGTCTGGAACGGCATCAAGGATACTGTCTCAAATGTATTGAATGCTATATCTAGTACTGTATCAAGTGTTTGGGAAGGTATCAAGAGTACCATTTCAGGCGCTATCAATGGCGCAAAAGATGCTGTATCTACAGCAATTGAAGCTATCAAAGGATTGTTCAACTTTAGTATTAGTTGGCCACATATCCCACTACCTCACTTCTCTGTTAGCGGTTCAGCCAATCCACTCGACTGGTTGAGTCAGGGTGTTCCAAGTATCAGCATCGAATGGTATGCCAAGGGCGGTATCATGACAAAACCAACCATCTTTGGAATGAATGGAAATAACATGATGGTTGGCGGTGAAGCTGGGAATGAAGCAGTGTTACCACTCAATGACAAAACACTTGGTGCTATCGGTCGAGGTATTGCTCAGACTATGGGTGGAACTTCACCGACCATCAATATTACCATTAGTGGCAATACTATCAGAGAAGAAGCTGACATCATTCGGATTGCTGATGAGGTAGCGCAGAGGATTGCTGACGAATTGCAACGGAAGACACAATTGAGAGGAGGGTTTACATGATAAAGCATAATGAGCTTGTGATTGACGGTGTGAGAACATCGTCTTTTCCTTTTAAGGTCATTGTCCATGATTCTCCCTCAATTGCTTTAGGAGAGAGCAAGACAGCTCTCTTGGAGCATGGTGGTATCAGTGGAGCAATCGTTCAGACAAACAAGCATAGGGAACTGGTCAAGAAAACTTATACGATATACCTAGTAAAACCTACCGAAGAGCAGATGAATCAATTTATGAGTCTGTTTATCCGTGAAAAGTTCTGGCTAGAGAGTGAGCGAGTCAAAACAACTCGTCTTTGGTGCTATAAGGTCAATGTGAGTGACCTTGAAGAAGTGAAACCTGGTCTTTATATGACTAAAGCAACCTTCACTTGCCATCCTACCAAATACTTCAAAACCATTGATACACAAAGATTGACAAGAAACGGAGTCTTGACAACTCAAGGTTCAGCTCTTGCATTTCCTAAAATCACAATCGTTGGTCAGAGCGCTTCTGAGACTTCATTTACAATCGCTGGGCAGGTCATCCGTCTTGAACGGCTTACTGAGTCGCTTGTGATGGTCAACAATCCTGATAACCCTAGCTTTAAAACAGCAACGGGGAAGCCAGTGAAATGGTCGGGGGATTTTATCACAGTTGATCCAGCGAAAGTGAAGAATGTTGGGGTTGTTTTGGGTCAAGGTATTCAATCGCTTGAAATCGAAACGGTTTGGGGGTGGGCATAATTGCTTTATTTACTTGATAAAGATGTAAGAACCGTGCGTTGGAACGGGGAGCCACTTCATGAAGCGACTTCGGCGATTGTTAAAGAGACCATGAATGGCGATTTCACCTTAACTGTGAAATATCCTATTTCTGACTCTGGTATTTATCAGCTCATTCAAGAAGATATGCTGATAAAGGCTCCGACTCCTATTCTTGGTGCGCAGCTATTTCGCATTAAGAAACCTGTTGAACACAATGACCATCTGGAAATCACAGCCTATCACATCTCAAACGATGTGATGCAACGTTCTATCACACCAGTGAGCGTGACTGGTCAGAGCTGTGGCATGGCTCTTTCTCGCATGGTTCAAAACACCAAAACTGCTTTGGGGGATTTTTCTTTCAATAGTGATATCCAGGATCGTAGGACCTTCAATACGACTGAAACAGAAACTCTCTACTCTGTATTACTAGATGGTAAGCATAGTATCGTCGGGACATGGGAAGGCGAGCTGGTTCGTGATAACTTTGCGATGACTGTCAAGAAGAACCGTGGCGAGAACCGTGGTGTTGTTATTACAACGCACAAAAATCTGAAGGATTACCAACGCACAAAAAACAGTCAGAATGTTGTCACAAGAATCCATGCCAAATCGACTTTTAAACCTGAAGGTGCTGAAAAAGAAACGACCATCAGAGTGACTGTTGATAGTCCTCTTATCAACTCTTATCCTTATATCAATGAAAAAGAGTATGAGAACAACAATGCTAAAACTGTTGAAGAGTTGCAGAAGTGGGCACAGGCTAAATTTACAAATCAAGGCATTGATAAGGTCTCTGATGCTATCAAGATTGAAGCCTATGAACTTGATGGGCAAGTTGTTCACATGGGTGATACGGTCAATCTCAAGAGCTGGAAGCATAATGTTGATGCATTCAAGAAAGCTATTGCTTATGAGTTCGATGCCTTGAAAGAAGAGTACATCTCTCTGACTTTCGATGATAAGGCAGGAACTGGTGGTTCTAGGGCTTCTGGTGGACTATCTAGCGCAGCTGATGCAATCCTTGGTGTGACAGAATCAGCTCAAGAAATCGCTCTGGAGAAGGCTCTTCAAAATGCTGACTTAGGTTTTGATCATCAAGCTGGATTGTTGAGACAGGAAATTTTGGACGGTATCGAACTGGCCAGAGCTAAAGCTGAAGAGATCAAGAGAGAACTATCTGACACTATCGACCAGCGTTTTAGCAGTTTTGACAATGGGCCTTTACAAGAAGTCAAGCGCAAGGCTATAGAAGCCTTACAAAACGCTGGCGCAAGTACCCTGCTTGCACAGGAAGCCAAGCGGATTGGTCTGGATTCAATTGCCAAACTTGATGAGTTTAAGAGACAAGCTACGAGCGCTCAGACGGCCTTGTCAGGTGATTTGGATGCTCTGAAACGTACCATCGCGAACGATATTCGACCGAAGCAAGAACAGGTTACAACTGAGATTGCCAAGCAAGTTAAAGCACTTACCCAGACAAAAAATGAATTGGCTGGTGTGAAGTCAGCACAAGCGACTTATGAAGAGACGACGACGCAGAGACTAGCAGAGCTGACCAATTTGGCCAACGGGAAGGCAAGCAAGTCAGAACTCACGCAGACTGCTGAGGAGCTTGCTAGTAAGATAGCGAGTGTGAGGGTCGGAGGAGTCAACCTATTTAAAGGCTCGAAAGATTTCAGTGGTTCTTGGGTAAACCTCGGCAATTGGACGAGAGAGTCAGAGAAATATCAAGGCATGACTGTCATGAGTCGAGTAGGTACATGGTTCGGCATATCACAGGCTTTTGAAACCAAAAAAGGCGAAGTCTATACTCTCTCGTTCTACATCAAGAGTAGCATCGATAGAGATCGGATAAATGTGTATCTCACACATGCTTCAACCAATCAGCTTGCTAGAACATCGCCATACATGTCCTCAGTGAATATTTCAAACGAATGGCAGCGAACTTCTGTGACTTTCGAAATTACAGAATCAGGATTTATTTTGCCACGCATTGAGAGATTCAATACTGAAGCTCCTGTATATGTTGCAGGTCTTAAGTTGGAACGAGGGAATATCTCGACCGACTACAGTGAATCTCCTGAAGATACATCTGCTTATATTTCAACTGTTGAATCCAACTTCATACAGCGTGCTGATGCGCTTGATGCTGGGGTGAGCCGTCTGACTGAAGGTCTCAGAACCAAAGCGGATATCAGCTCACTCAACGTGACTGCTGAAAACATCAGGCAGTCTGTGAAGAGTCTTGAGACAGACACGCAGAACAAGCTGAACCAAAAGCTCAGCACAGCTGAGTTTGATGTGCGAGCATCTGGTATTAGACAAGAGATTGTCAATGCTACCAAAGATAAGGCTGACAGAGCCTTGGTTACGGCCGAAGCCGGGAAACTGCGTACAGAATTATCAACTGTTCAGGCATATATTGAGAAAGACGGTCAGCGACAGGATGCCCTGCAACGCTATGCTCGAGAAGAGAGTGCTCGTCAAGTTAATGCAGTTCGTGAGCAGATATCTAGAGACTACGTTGGTAAGGCTACTCATCAAGAGGATGTGAGAGGTCTTGAGCGTAGGTTTGAAGCTATCACCAATCCACAAAATGGCACGATAGCGACTCAGATTGCTAACTACAAGCAATCAGTTGATGGCAGATTTGCAGGTATCATTTCTCAGATTGCTACCAAGGCAAATCAGACAGACTTTCAGCGAGTGCAAGAGACTAGCAAACTGTATGAACGGATAATCGGTAGCAATGAGAATGACATATCTAATAAGGTTGCTCGTATGGCTTTGACGAATCAGCTATTCCAGGTTGAAGTCGCAAAAAATGCCAGCAATGGTCAAAATTTGCTGAAGGGCACAAGAGATTTTTCAGGTGATTGGAAAAACAAGTCTGCTAATTGGAAGAAACACGCTGAAAAATACAAAGGTGTTGATGTCCTATTTAAAAATAATTCGTGGAATGGTATCGGGCAAGAGATTGATACAAAAATTGGAGAAATCTATACATTCAGCTTATGGATGAAGAGCGATTTGAAGAATGACACAGTAAATTTTTATGTAAATAGAAATGGCTCTGTTGAAAAGGGGTGGGGCATTCCAGCTTCAACATCGGTTGCTATAACAAACGAATGGAAACGCTATTCTTTTACTTTCAATATCACCGAAAATGGATTCATCTTCCCTCGTGTAGAACGACTAAACCAAGATACAAACCTTTACATTGCAGGCCTTAAGCTTGAAAAAGGATCATATGCAACACTTTATACTGAGGCTCCAGAAGACACTGACGAAGCCATTCGCTCAGTTCAAAGTCAACTAGCTGGTTCATGGGCCGTTCAAAACATCAATAACGCAGGTGATTTGATTTCAGGAATCAATCTTGGTGCTAACGGTCATAATCGATTCGTTGGTAAGTTGACTCATATTACGGGCGAGACCTTGATTGATAAAGCAGTAATCAAGTCAGCTATGATTGACAAGCTGAAGACAGCCAATTTTGAAGCTGGTTCAGTGACTACGGTTATTTTGGATGCTGAAGCTGTTACGGCCGAAAAACTGAAGGTTGACCAGGCATTCTTCAACAAGCTTGTAGCAAATGAAGCTTACTTAAGTCAACTGTTTGCCAAGCAAGCCTTCATCAACCGAGTACAGAGCGTTGCGATCGATGCAAGTCAAGTTCGGTCAGGTATTTTAAGCGGTGACCGAATCTATGGTGGAACGATTCGAGGGGCAAATATCTTTGGTGGAACTTTAACAGGCCACACTAAAATTCAACTAGGTTCTTACGGTTCGTTTGATACAGTGAATGGTGGTTTACAGATTAACGTACCACGAGACTATAATGCCAAAGATGGATTGGGAGTCCAGTTCATTGGTTCGTCTGGTCGAGGCGAGAATGTTCCTTATGGGTTATTTGTCTACAAGGACGATGATATAACACAAGGGGATACAGCTCGCGATACAGATGAGTTTATCATGACTGTACAAGGTTACATCAATACTAAAGGGATTGGTTGGCTAAAAACAGGTAAAGGCAAAGTAGGAAGTGTGACAACAGGAATGTTAGGTTTTTGGAAATCTACTGTCAATCTAGAGTTCGCACCAAGCGATATATACTACACGTATAATGGCACTGCGTATGGTTTGTGGGCAATCATTCAAAAGAGTTTCTCAGATAGACGTCTGAAAGAAAATATTGTTGATTGCAAGCACAAGGCTCTCGATTATATCCATCAATTCCAATTCAAGGAATACGACTGGAAGAAGCAAGAGGATAGACCGCAACAAGCACACACAAAGATTGGTTTGATTGCGCAGGAGGTTCAAGCAGTGGATCCTACTCTTGTTTATGAGAACGGAGACACGCTGAACCTTGACAACCTCAGACTAACAAACATCGCACTTAAAGCGATTCAGGAACTGTCTCAACGAATTGAGACACTAGAAAGGAAATTAGCATGAACGCATTAGAAATTATCGCACAAGACGTAGCACGATTGACTGTTGAGAGATCAACCTTCCAGGTATTGTATCTAGAAGAAGTACAAAAACGTGAAGTATTAGAAAAACAAATTGAAGAGTTGAAGAGCCAACTCGAACACCAACAACAAGAAGGATCAATGGAGGAATAAAGAATGGCTACAGAATATGTATTAAGAAGCAAATATTTGAAATTCGATACAACAGAAGTCGTGATTCATCGTGAATCACCTTATACAATCTTTTCTCGTGAACTACCAGGAGATCAGACGGCTAAATCGGATGAAGAATTGATTGAAGCAGTTAAGAGTATTATTCGTGCTGAGCTGGATCCAGGAGCAGCAATCGTCAAAGCACAAGCGCAGCTTGAACAAGCTGAGCAGCAGATTGCGCACAACAAGAGCGAACAGGACAGACTCTCTGTGCTTGCAAATAAAATCGACAAAGTAGTGCGTGTCATGGCTCAAGATTCCATTATGGGTGAGAAAATCGCCTACGGAACAACATACAAGGAACTTGTCGAACTCTTCCCAGTTGCTGAGGAAGGCATGGTCTATCAACCAGGGGATATGTTTGTGATTGAAAATCCTGAACACGTTGAATTAAACGGTGAGGGCAAGCGTGTCTTGATTCAGACAAATCAGGCTTTCACCTACAAAGGCGAATCTCTCAAGCAGCTTGAAGGAGGACCATCTCAAAATGGCCTTCTTGCAATCTGGAAATGGGAAGGCCAAAAGAATGAAAGCGATCTTGATACCACTCGAGTTCCTGAGCAGTAGATTGGAAGTGGTCTGATTGGAATTACTAGCATTTTTGGATAAATTGAGTCCGATTCTAATCGTGATCATTCCTAGCTATTTTTCTTTTAAAAGCACGCAGAATACAAAAGAGACTGACAAGCAAATCAGTCTCTTATCTGATAAAATTAGCGCCATTGAAAAGACAGTCTCGAATGTTGAGGCTATCGGCAAAGATAATAGCAAAGGTTTGAGTGTTATTGGAAAAGGTCTTCAAAGATTACAACGTTTTCGATTGCAAGAAAACCTAAAAAAAGCAATTAGACGAGGCAATACCAATCAGCATGAGATTGAGGAATTGTCTCGTCTTTATGAAAGTTATGTCGAACTTGGTGGAAATGGAGCCATCAAGGTATTGTATGAAAAATTTCTAGCATTGGAAATTGTGGAGGAAAATATAAATGCAACAAATCAATGAAATTTTACTCAATGGAGCTATCAGCATCCTTGTTATTCTGGCAGGCATCGCAGTCAAAGCGGTTAAGGAATACCTTGTCAAAAAGGGGGGCGAACAGACTGTCAAAATTGTCGAGGTTTTGGCTAAGAACGCAGTAAATGCTGTTGAGCAAGTCGCTTCTGAAACTGGCTATAAGGGCGAGGAGAAGCTGGAACAAGCACGAACTAAAATCCGTGCTGAGCTAAGCAAATACAACATCAGCATGACTGACCGTGACCTCGACACATTTGTCGAATCAGCAGTCAAGCAGATGAATGATGCGTGGAAAGGACAGTAACATGGCAGTAAACATTGAAGCAGCTATTGCTTGGATGCAAGCCCGAAAAGGTCAAGTATCTTATAGTATGGACTACCGTAACGGTCCGGACTCTTATGACTGCTCAAGCTCAGTCTATTATGCATTAAGAAGCGCAGGAGCTACATCAGCTGGTTGGGCAGTCAATACAGAGTATGAGCATGACTGGCTTATTAAGAATGGCTATGAGCTTATTGCAGAAAACCAAGAGTGTAATGCTCAACGTGGGGATGTATTCATTTGGGGCAGACGTGGAGCGAGCGCTGGGGCGTTTGGACACACTGGAATGTTCATTGACTCAGTCAACATCATTCATTGCAATTATGCTTATAATGGTATCTCTATCAACAATCATGATGAACGCTGGTTATATGCTGGACAACCTTATTTTTATATCTACCGTTTAACAAATCCAAACGCTCAACCTGAGCCTCCTAAAAAAGGCTGGCAAAAGGATGATAAAGGTTACTGGTTCGTTCGTGCTAATGGCTCATATCCAAAATCACAATTTGAATATATCGAAGAAAACAAGTCGTGGTTCTACTTTGATAGCGACGGATATATGGTTGCTGAACGTTGGTTAAAACACACAGACGGCTATTGGTACTGGTTTGACAAGGACGGCTACATGGCCACGAGCTGGAAGAAAATCAATGATAAATGGTATTACTTCAACCGTGATGGCTCAATGCAAACGGGTTGGATCAAGTATTATGATAATTGGTATTATTGTGATACTACTAACGGTGATATGAAGTCTGATACGTTTGTACGATATAACGATGGCTGGTATCTACTTCTACCAGACGGGCGCATGGCAGACAAGCCAGAGTTCACAGTCGAGCCTGACGGCTTGATTACTACGAAATAA